CCGGTTTGAGCGTGGTGTGGTTCGACTTTGCCCTGCTGCTGTTGGCCGTCAGGGAGTCTTCGATGCTCTCGTATCTTTTGCCTTCAACGTGGGCCTCGGCAATCTCCAACGCTCTTCCCTTCGGATGAAAACCAACCGGGGTGAGTTCGATAAGGCGGCGGAAGAGTTCATGAAATGGACTAAGGCGGGGGGACGGGTACTCCCTGGTCTTGTCAAGCGCCGTCAAGATGAGCAGAGGCTATATTTATCTTAATTAGGGTATAATCGTGCCCAAATAGTCTTGCCTGACTGGTAAGACGCGGGACTAAGGAGAGGTGTATGCCTGCGTCGATGACATTTACCAGTTTGCAAGTGGACATCCGGAACTACCTTGAAAGAGGTGGTGCGACGGACCCTATTGTCTATGAGCAGATCCCCCGGCTGATCACCCTAGCCGAGCGGCGGATTGCGCGTGAACTGAAGATTCAGGGATTCCAGACGGTGGTCAATACGACCATGCAATCTGGGGTAGCGGTCTATGCCAAGCCGGATCGCTGGCGCGACACTATCAGCATCAACTTTGGCACCGGGACGAACAACAACGTCCACACGCCGGTTTTCCCGCGATCCTACGAATACGTCCGTAGCTACTGGCCGAATGAGACAACGACCGGTCAGCCACTGTTTTATGCCGATTACGATTACAAGCACTGGATCTTCGTGCCGACCCCGGCTGCGGATTACCCGATGGAGATCCTGTATTACGAACTGCCGCCGCTGTTGGACGACACGAACCAGACCAACTGGCTGACCGAGTTTGCGCCGAACCTGTTGCTGTACGGGTCGCTGGTGGAAGCCACGCCGTTTGTGAAGGACGATCAGCGCGTTCAGTTGTGGCAGACCTACTACGACCGGTCGCTGGCTGCGCTCAATGGCGAAGACCTCCAGAAGATCGTTGATCGGTCCACGAATCGCCGGGAGGCATAAGTGACTACTTATACAAACACCTTCGGTGGGACGAACATCTACCCGAGCGATGTCTCGTACCGCTACGTATCGCTGACGATTGATCAGGTTCTGGACTGGCCTTTAGAGGCTGCCCCGAGCACCGATGTCGTTGCGAAGATCATGGACGTTAACGCGACAACGACCAGCCTTGTCATCACGATGCCGGATGCGACCGAAGCCGGTACGGGTGAGACGGTTCTCTTTAACAACGTTGGCGCAAATACGTTCACGGTTAAGACCGCCACCGGTACCGTCATCTGCGCACCGCAATCAGGCACGACGTTTCAGATTTACCTGACTGATAACAGTACTGTTTCTGGTACGTGGCGTTCATTCCAATATGGCGCTTCTGTATCGGCTACGAATGCTGCTGCGTTGGCTGGTCTTGGTATTAAGGCAATTGCAACGACTTTAAATCAGTCTATGCCGGTTACTGCAATCAGCACCAATTACACAAGCGGTACAAGTGATCGTGCCAAGGTTTTGGTGTGGACGGGTGGTGCTGGAACCATTTCGTTTGACACCGCCCCTTCTTTGGGAAGTGATTGGTTCGTTAACATTCGAAACAGCGGCACAGGCGATCTAACTTTAGATCCAAGCAGTTCAGAATCAATCAATGGCGCAAGCACATTGGTGTTGTCGCCGGGTGATAGCGCCATTGTTGTAACAGACGGCGTGCAGTTCTGGACGATTGGTTTCGGTCAGTCTGCGGTTTACGCATTCAGCCTGCTTCAGATAGACGTTTCTGGCAGTGGTAACTACACCCTATCAGTGGCGGAACTTAATAAGACGGCTTACATATTTACGGGAACGCTGACGGGTGATCGTGACATCATTGTTCCGAATACAGTTCAGCAATACTGGGTTAGCAATCAAACCAGCGGGTCTTATACTCTTGGTATAAGAACTTCTGGGCAAGCAAGTCCAGGGGCTAGTGTTCCTTCTGGCGCAAGAGCTATTTTGTATTGCGATGGCACTAATGTGGTTGATGCGGATACGGCAACGATTGCACTGCCCATTACAATTGCTCAAGGTGGAACTGGTGCTACAACAGCCAGTGGTGCGCGCACAAACCTAGGTGCAACTTCAATTGGTAACGCGGTATTTACGGCTGCAAATACAACTGCTGCGCAAGTTGCATTGGGGTTAAGCCCCATTGAGGGCGGTACGTACTAATGCCGCTTCAGCCGGTCATTGTTCGCTCTGAACCTGGTATAAAACGAGACGGTACCAAGTTCGAAGGCAATTATTACGTTGACGGACAGTGGGTTCGATTTCAGCGTGGACTGCCCAGAAAGATAGGCGGGTATCGTGCGCTTCAAGATCGTTTGGACGGTATTGCTCGTGGTATGCATATCCACAATCATAATGCATATACATACGTGCACATTGGAACGTCGGATGGTGTGTTCCGATTTCGGCTAGATCAGAACGGTTTATCCAGCATTGTTACAAATAGAACTGACCCATCATTTGTTTCAAACGAAAACAACATGTGGCAGTTTGATGTGGCGTTTAACACCACAAATAATCAGAACGAGATTCTGGCGCATGTTGCTCCGAACGTAGAAGACATCTCATCGGATGCTCCTGGGCAGTTGTATGTTGGATATGACAACGGTACTGCTCCGCTAACTCCAGTTCCGTCGCTGACTATTTCTGGCGGTATTGTTGCGCTGGCTCCGTATGTATTTGCGTATGGATCAGACGGCTTCATCCAGTGGAGTCGCGCTGGTTATACGGATAACTGGAGTGGCGGTGATGCGGGTTCTGCGCGTATTACTAGTCAAAAGATCGTCAAAGGTCTTCCGCTTCGATCCGGTGCCGGTAACGCGCCCTCGGGTTTGTTCTGGTCTTTGGACTCCGTCATCCGCGCTACGTATGTGGGTGGTGCTTCTGTATTTCAATTTGACACCATCACATCGCAGTCCAGCATCCTGTCATCACAAAGCGTGATTGAGTACGACGGTATCTACTACTGGTGTGGTGTTGACCGGTTCTTGATGTTCAACGGTGTGGTTCGCGAAGTTCCAAACAGTCTGAACTTAAACTGGTTCTTTGATAACTTAAACTACGCTCAGCGCCAAAAAGTATTCGTGTTTAAAGTTCCGCGTTGGGGTGAGATCTGGTGGTGTTATCCGCGTGATAATGCAACCGAGTGCACTCATGCTGTGATTTACAACGTGCGTGAGGATACGTGGTACGACACCGCTCTTCCAAATAGCGGACGCTCTGCTGGCATGTACGCTCAGGTCTTTAGCTCGCCGCTCGTGGTGGGTGTCATTGATACTGAGACAACCGCTTATCGCGGAACACAAACAACCGAGTTACGTATAACCGAAGACGGCCAGCCTCGCATCATAAACGACCCCAAAGGCTACGTGGTGTGGCAGCATGAGTACGGTACCGATGAGATTAACGGCACTCAGATTCGTCCGGTGCAGTCGTACTTTGAAACGGCGGACATGTCTCTGCTAACTTCGGATCAGCCTCAGAATATGGCGGTTCGCGTGGAGTACATGGAGCCAGATTTCGTGCTGTCTGGCAATATGACGGTGCAAGTAACCGGTCGTGCTAACGCTAGAGCCGGTGAAGTCACGAGCGATCCGCAGACGATCTATGCAACGCTGACCGACCGACAGCAGCAGTTAGTATACTTCCGCGAAATCCGTCGTGAAATGAGATTCCGGTTTGAGAGTAATACGCTGGGTGGTAATTACCAGATGGGTCAGATTATTGCTCACATCGAACCGGCTACGGGTACGGTGCTTGGAGAGAATCCATGAGAACGCATCGCATCGTAGATCCGCGTGGTATGAAGTTGCAGTACTGGGCAGATACGCTCTGCCTAGATTTGGACGAATATGCGGTAATCCCGCAGTTGTATAAAGAAGATGAATGGCAAAATTGGGCGGCGGGTTTGATTAGCATAAACGGCATTTCGCAGTTGAATCCTCCGTCGCCTTATCAGTTTGATGACTGGCGTGAATGGGCGCTTCGCTTCTATCAAGTTTTGGACTAGGTGAACTATGGCTAACTATTACACTTATGGAACGGTTCCGGATGTGGATGAGACTGTCTACGGGAACCCTATTAGCTATGGTGGATTAGGCTTCTTGCCTGATCGTGGTTCTTTTCAAGAACCATACTATGATTTTTATGATTCCGGTGTTAGCGTTTCCCCGGAAACCATTAACTATGTTGAACCTGATTATTACTCAGAAGAGCCTGTTGGCGCTTTAACCGCTATTCCTGAAGAGTTGTTTTATGGCAGCGCTTCTGAGCCTGATGTTCCGCCTACTCGCGAAGATCCTGGTTCAATTGTTGGCCCTGTTGGCGATTTAACTCCGTTGCCGGAGGAGCCAATCTATGGTCCCTCTGCGGAATACAATGTTCCGGTTTCTTTACCGCAGACTCGCAGTAATCAAGCTACGACGCTTTATATCCCGCCCGGTTTGCAGGCTGCCTTCTTGCGTATGCAGGGCAAGTCTCCTGAGCAGTTGGCTGCAAAAGAGAAAGCTGCTGCTGAGACGCGACCCCAACGAGAAGTCTTGTCTAGCCTTCTGCAAAACAATCAGTTTGATGCAGCATTTAAGTATGCCAAGGACAACAACGTACAGAATCTTCTAATTGATCCTAACGAACTGAAGGCGCTTCGTGGTCCGTTTAGTGACGATGAAATGAAGTCGTTCTTCAGTGCTCTGCCTAAGGACTTTCTGGGCGAACAAAGCGACGAGGTAGTTAAATTTGATCCTACCGCTGGACTTGAAGCTTCATTGGAGAAGAAAACAATACCATCTGGTCTTTCTGCGCTTGGGCTTGTCGAGGGAGTTCCGCAAGTTCAAAGAGCATTTATTCCGCTTGAGCAAAAGAAAGAGGATGGACTGTTTGAAAACATCATAAAAACAGTTCTTGCTGCTGGCACTTTGTATGCCGGTGCATCGGCATTGCCGGGACTTATTGGCGGCGGTAGTGCTGCTGGTGCTGGTACTGCTGGAGCTGCTGGGGCCGGGACAACCGGGGCGACTGCCGCTGGAGCCACGGGTGCTGCCACTGCCGCTGGTGGTGCCGCTGCTGCCGCTCCGTTAGCAGAGGTTGTTATTACAGCCTCTAAGCTTGGTCTCACCATTCCTCAAGCGGCTACGCTTCTTGCTACTACCGGTGCCGGGGGTAGTGCTTTGGGTGGTGGGGCTGCTCCTACTGCGCCGACTACGCCTACTCCAGAAGCGCCGCTTGATGAAGTGGTTGTTACCGGAAGACGGGCTTTGGACCCAGCGTTACGCGGGTTGATTCCAACTAGCTTGGCATCGACTAATTTGATGCAGGGTGTAAGCAACATTCCGACAGACATTTATGGTCAGCCGGAAGCCGTTGAGGCTACTGACCAGATTAAGGAAGAACCGTTTGAAGATGGTTTGGATGAGATTGTTGTTACCGGCAGCAAGTATCAGCCCGGAGTTTTAGATTTAGCGACCATTGGAACAGGGGGGTTAACCGCAGCAGAATTGCTGAAGGGCTTTACTGAACCTACTTTTCGACCGTACGAAGAGCTTCCACCTGAAGGGGAGCCGACGGAAGAAGTTGTGGTTAAGGGAACTAAGCCTTCCCCAATTGATCTTGCTGGGATTGGTGTTGGCGGTTTGACCGCTGCTCAGTTGTTGAAGGGCTTTACACAGCCATCAGTTGACCCTTTGACTGGTGAGTTGAAGGAGCCCTCTAAGACAGAGCAAGAGCTGGACAAGATTCAATCTGATCTCGCAGCCGCTTCTACTACTCCCTCTAGCTCCTTCTTAAAGGACCTTATAGACAAATACGGCAGTCTTGAGAATGCCCTTAAGTTACTTGGTGCTTTAGGTTCTGCTGGTGCTGGTGGTGGAGGCACAGCGACTTCAACCATTCCGACTGGTGGTTTAGGCGGTGCTTTACCCAAATACAATTTTGCGCGTAAGCAGGTGAGTCCGGATATTGATTACTACACTTACGGGTTCCGTCCGGAAGCCACGTTTTTTGAGGACACCGTACAGTTAGAGAAACCAACTCAACCCGGATTGCCACCACCTGCCACGCTTCCCCCGGCGACTCTCCCCCCGGCTACGTTGCCGGGAGAGCCAAAGGTAATGGCGACGGGAGGATTGTCTGGTTATGCCAAGGGCGGCTCCAACAAGAGTCGTTATGTGGCAGGCCCTGGCTCTGGTCGGGAAGACAAGATCCCTGCTCTTCTGAGCGATGGGGAGTACGTGATTGATGCAGAAACGCTGGCGTTGCTGGGAGACGGCTCGACCAAGGAGGGTGCTCGGCGCATGGATAAGTTCCGTGCTAATATCCGAAAGCACAAGGGTCGTGCCCTATCGCGTGGCCGGATTAGTCCAAACGCAAAGTCGCCCAATAAGTACATGGGCGGAGGGTTGACCTGATGAGCGTCACAGACTTTCTTTTCGAGGGCAAGGCCCCGACACCGGTTACGCTGACCGGGACTTCCACGGTTCAACTTCCTGAGTGGTATACCCAGTACACCACCGACATGCTGGGTCGTGCTCAAGGGGTTGCGAATCTCCCGTACGCTATGTATCCCGGACCTCGAATTGCTGGGTTTACTCCGGGGGAAAGAACTGGATTTGAAGCGACGAAAACAGCCGCAACGGCTTATCAACCTTTTTTAACTGGAACTGCTGAAACACTAGGTAAAGCTGGTGAGGTCAGTCCCCTTGGAGTTGCGCAGCCATATTTGGGTGCTGCCGCTAAGACCTTCCCCAGCGCGGTTCAGGAGTACATGAATCCGTACACCCAGAACGTAGTCAATCAGATTGCAGAGCAGGGTGTGCGTCAGTTGCAGGAGAAATATCTCCCGGCTGTGGGTCAAGAGTTTATTCAAGCTGGTCAGTTTGGGGTGGGTCCGGGTTCAACTCGCATGGGTGAGTTTGGTGCTCGCGCTTTGCGTGATGTTCAGGAAGCTGTTCTAGCCGAGCAGTCTAAAGCTCTTCAAGCAGGATACGGTCAGGCTGCGGACATCTTTGCATCTGATGTAGGTCGGCAAGCGCAACTCGCTGGAACCGCCGGTCAGTTGGGAATTGGTGAAGCGCAGGCTTTGCGTGATCTTGCTTCTCGATATGGTGAAACTGCTGGTGAGGCTCAGCGTCTTGGTCTTACCGGAGCCGAAGCCATTACTGGCGTTGGCACAAAAGAACGTGCCATGCAACAGGCTAACTTGGATCTGGCGTATCAAGACTTCTTGCGACAAGAGGGCTATCCAAAAGAACAGATCAAGTTCTTGTCAGATGTTCTCAGTGGAGTGCAGATTCCAAAGACAGAGATCTCAACTCAACAACAAATTCCAAGTGAAGATGTTCTTGAGACGGGCCTTTCAAAGGCTGCGAATACGTATAAGGTTCTGGATGAAATCCTCAAAGGTTCATCTGGCTCCAGCATTAGCGATCTTCTGAAAAAGTATTTTGGTGGGGGCTAACCCATGGCTATGAAAAGAAGCGCCGCTCTTGCGATGACGGGTCTTGGTGATCCGCGAGAAATGCTCCAGAAAGATTTGATGCGTATGTACTCGGATTACATTCTAAGTCCGGGCGCGCAGAAGAATCAGCCGGTAAAGACTGCCGCTAGTTTAGAGC